AACGCGACCTTTTCCGAGCCGGTCGGCGGTGTGCTCGGAACGCCGACCGTGTTCGCCGACACCTCCCCGGTCGCCAGCTTCACGGTCGGTCCGCGCGGATCGATCACCTTCGCCAGCGCGCCTGCAGCCGGAAAAGTGCTGACCTGGACCGGGCGCTTCATGTTCGTGTGCCGCTTCGACGACGACGCGCTCGAGCTCAACCAGATGATGCAGAGCCTGTGGTCGCAGGACGGGCTCTCCTTCACCTCGACCAAGGGCTGACCATGAAAGCTGCATCGCCTGTGCTGATCACCTTGCTCAACAGCGGCGCGGATTTTCAGATGGTCGACCTGTGGACGATTACGCTGGTCGGCGGCGCCGTCATTCGGTGGTCCGGCGGTGACGTTCCGATCGTGTCGGGCGGTCACGTCTATGCGCTTGGCCCGATGATCGAGCGGCAGGATATCAGCGAGAAGATCGGACTCGACGTCACGACCGTCGACATGGCGATCACCGCGAACCCAGACGATCTGATCAACGGCGTGCCGATCATCCCGTTCATCCGGGGGCATGGGTTCGATGGCGCGAATGTCCGGCTGGACCGTGCGTTCCTGACCGATTGGAACCTGCCGGTGGTCGGCACGGTGCTGAGGTTTTCGGGGCGCGTCACGGCGATCAGCGCGATCACCGGCGACAGCGCGACGATCACGGTGTCGTCCTGGACCGTGCTGCTCAACGCCAACATGCCGGCCAATCTCTATCAAGCGGCCTGCCTTCATGCAGTCTATGACGCCGGCTGCGCGCTCAATCCCGCGGCCTTCGCAGTGACGGGCATTGTCGGCGCGTCTCCAGCCCCGACGCTCACGGCGTTCGACACCAGCCTGACCCCACCGGCCAATGATTTCGCGCAGGGGCGGATCGTGTTCACGTCGGGACCGAATACCGGCATCTCGGCGACTATCATGGCGAACGATGCGGCGGGCCTGTTCCAGCTCGTCTCTCCCCTTCCCGCGCTGCCGGTCGCCGGCAACACCTTCACTGCCTATCCCGGCTGCGATCTGACGCAGAGCCGGTGTTCGGTCCGCTTCAACAATCTCGGGCGGTTCAAGGCAACGCCGTACGTCCCGGTGCCGGAGACCGCGTTCGGATGACGCGCGAGGATGTGGTGCGCGAGGCACTCGGCTGGGAAGGAACGCCGTACCATCACCGGGCACGCTTGCGCGGCGTCGGGGTCGACTGCGCGATGCTGCCGGCGGCGGTCTATGAAGCGGTCGGGCTGATCCCGCGGGTCGAGCCCGATTACTCGCCGCAATGGATGCTGCATCGCGACGAAGAGCAGTTCCTGGGCTGGGTCACGCGGTTCGCGCGCGAGATTCCGCGCGAGGCGGTCGGGCCCGGCGACCTCGCGATCTGGAAATACGGCCGCTGCTATTCGCATGCAGCGATCGTCATCGCACTGCCCGAAGTGCTGCACGCCGTGATCCGCGGCGGCGGCGTGGTCCGCGGCAACGCCGACCGCGACGAGGAGCTGCGCTCCCGGCCGGTCAAGTTCTTCACCCTGTTCGAGGATCAATGATGGGCGGCAAGTCAACCTCGACCACGTCGCCGAAGCTCAACGGGCTGCAGGTCCAGTCGTCTACGCTGGGCCTGCCGATTTCGCTTGGCTGGGGCCGCGGCCGGATGAAGTGCAATCTCGTCTGGTACAACGCTTTCACCGCGATCCCGCATACGACCAAGACCAGCGCGGGCAAGGGCCTGGGGGGCGGTTCCAAGAACACGACCTATACCTATACCGCGTCGATTATCTTGGGCATCTGCGAAGGCGGCGCGAGCGGTATCCAGGGCATCCGCACGATTTACAAGGATACGGCGGTGTTGACGACGCTATCTGCCGCGGGATTGAGCCTCGCGACGGGCGCGGCGACCCAGCCGGTATGGGGCTATCTGACGTCCAAATTCCCGGCTCAGGCGATCAATTATTCCGGGATCGCCTATGTCTATGCCCAGGATTACGACCTCGCGGATTCGGCGACGTTGTCGAACCACAGCTTCGAGATCGACTTTGCGACGCAGCTCGGCGGCAGCGTGTGCGATGCCGATCCGAAGGACATCATCACCGACTTCCTGACCAACGCCGCCTATGGCGTGCCGATGTGGGGATCGGGTCTGATCGGCGATCTGTCCGACTATTCGCTCTATTGCCGCGCCAACAACCTGCTGCTTTCGCCAGTGCTCGAATCGCAGTCGAGCGCGGCGTCGATCCTCGAGGAATGGCTGACCGCGACCAACGCGGCGGTCTTTTGGTCGGAAGGGATGCTCAAGATCCGGCCGTACGGCGATGCCGCGGCGACGGGCAATTCGGTGACATGGACGCCCAACCTGACGCCGGTGTACGACCTGACCGAGGACGATCTGGCGGTCGACGATAGCGGCAACGCAGTCTCGATCGAAATCGTCGACCAGTCCGACGCCTATAATATCGTTCAGTTCGAGTTCCTGGATCGCAGCCAGCAATATAATGTCGGCATCGCGACCGCCCAGGACCTCGACAACATCGTCACCTATGGCCGGCGCAAGCAAGACCCGACCACGGTTCATTGCATCTGCGACGCCGCGATCGCGCGGAAGGCGGTCCAGCTATACGGCCAGCGCGTGCTCTACACGCGGGAGAAATACACCTTCAAGCTGCCGTGGAACTTCGCGCTGCTCGAGCCGACCGATCTCGTCACGCTGACGACGACCACCGATTCGCTGTCGCTCAAACGCGTGCTGGTGCGGATCACCGAGATTGCCGAAGACGCCGATGGGCTCCTGTCGATCGGCGCCGAGGGCGTACCGGTCGGAACCGCGTCGGCCGCGCTCTATGCGCCGCATTCGAGCGGACCGGATCGGCAGCCCAATGCGGCGGACGCTCCGGGGTCGGTTTCGACGCCTGCCCTGATCAATGCGCCAACTTCGCTGACCAACGGCGACCCCGAAATTTGGTGCGCGGTAGCCTCATCGTCGCCGGCCTGGGGCGGCTGTGAAATATGGGTGAGCGCCGACAACGTCACCTATTCGCGCGTCGGCACGGTCCACGGGCCTGCGCGCTACGGCGTGCTGACGGCGGCGCTGGCCAACCATGCCGATCCGGACACGACGAATACGCTGGCAGTGGACCTCACTGCCTCGCGCGGCGATCTGGGGTCTGCCACCGCAGCGGAAGCGGATGCCGGCGGCTCGCTTTGCATCGTCGGCGACGAACTGGTCACGTACCAAAGCGCCATATTGACGGGGGCGAACGCCTATAATCTGACGATGTTGCATCGCGGATTCGCGGGCACGTTGCCGGCAAGCCATGCTGTCGGCCAGCGCTTCATCCGGCTCGACGACGCCGTGTTCAAGTTCAGCTATGCGAGCCTCAATGTCGGCTCCACGATCTATGTCAAATTCCCCTCGTTCAACATCCTCGGCCAGGAGATCGAGGACTTGTCGACGCTATCGCCTTACACGGTATCGCTTGCACCCTCGACGGCGCTACCCGATTCGGTAACCGGGCTCGCGCTTGCCCATGCCTGGGACGGCAGTTCGCTTTCCGTCGTGTGCGAGCCTTCGGCGCGCGCCGTGACCTATAAATTCCGATTCTATCTGGCCGACCGCACCACGCTCAAACGCGAGATCGTGACCTCCACCCCGGCGGCCACCTATACGTCCGCGCTGGCGGCGCAGGATGGCGTGAGCCGGGTCTATCATATCGAGGTCATCTCCTCGAACGCGGCAGGTGACGCACCGCCATCATCCTGGCTCGTCGTCGCCAACAACGCTCCTCCCGCGGTGTCATCGCCGGCGGCGATTGGCGGCACGACCAACGGCACGATGACGTGCGCCGCCTCGGCTGACCCGGATCTCGCCGGTTATGTCATGTTCTATTCGTCGACCAGCGGCTTCAATCCGTCGACCTCGGGCGGGGTGCTGTCGGCGGGCATCCCGTCGATCACGGTCTATGGGCTGGCGGCCGGTACCTATTTTGGCCGCATCGCTGCCTATGACGGCTGGACGGCCGACCCCGCGTTCCTCAATTTGTCGGCCGAGCAGACGTTCACGATCTCCACCGGCGGCGGCAGTTCGCCGAGCGGGGGCGGCGACGGCGGGGGCGGCTATGACGGCCGCTGCGTCATCGACTCAGCGCTGATCCTGATGGCCGACGCCGAGCGTTCCGGGCCAGGAATCCAGAAGCCGGCATCGGCCGTCGACGTGGGCGACTGGGTCTGGACGCAACACGAAATCACGCAGGCATGGGGCGCATATCCGGTGACCGCGATTTCGTTCTCGCTCGATCCGGTGTTCGTTGCCGAGGGCTATCCCAAGGCAACGCCACGTCACCGGTTCTGGCGCGACCGTTGGGTAATGATGGAAGAGATTGGTGTCGCCGCCGGCGAAGCGCGGGTCGCCAAGATCACCGTCGGTGATGCCCATACCTACGTGTCCGATGGCGTGCTGTCGCACAATTACAAAGTACAGCCGACGCTGTAGCCCCCCTCACCTCGCAGCCCCGAAAGGCCGCTCCGATGCAATATTACGAGTTCATCGCCTCCCGTGGCGACACGGGAGCGGTGTTGCCGTTCGCCAAGGTCACCGTGTTTCTGGCGGGTACGACGACGCTGGCAGCAGTCTTCGATAGTGCCGGTGCCGGCCTGGCGAACCCGATAACGGCGGCGACTTCGGGGCTGGTGGGGTTTGCGGCGGCCAACGGTGCCTATGACGTTCAGATCGCGTCGGCGGACGGATCGTATCTCGCGCCGATGGTCCATGACCTTCAGCTGTACGACCTGACGCAGTTGGATGCGCAGGTGGCATCGGTCGCGGCGGCTACGACCGCTCCGGGGTTTCTTGCAGTTGTTGCCGACTTGGCGCTGGGCGCGGCGAGCAAGATCGGGACGGTGGCTGCGGATCTGTTAAGCGGGGCCAGCAATATAGCGGTGGTTGCGGCCGATTTGGCCTTGGGCGGCGCTTCGCTGATCAGGCAGGCTATGTCGAGTGCAGCGGCAGCGGCGGCGTCTGCTGCTGCGGCGGCGGCGAGCGCTGCTTCTATCTCGTGGTTTTTTCGCGGGCCTGCCGGTTTCGCTCTGACTGATACAGCGGGCTATCGCTGGCTCAACGTCACGCTCACAGATATCAAGCACGCCACCATCGACCTGATCAAATCGCGACTGGCGGCCTTAGAGGCCTATGCTGCCAAGCTGCCGTTGATCAGCGCGCCCGGCGCCGCAACCTTTTCGCTAGTCGATAGCAACGGCTACAACTGGTTGAAGGCAACGCCGGCCACCTTGCAGCACAAGGTCATCGAGGCGATGTCGAACCGAATCGTGGCAGCGCTTCGTGGACCAGCTGATCCGTCGATCGCCAATATGCGGATCATTGCGGAACGCATCGGCCTGCACATGTCCGGCGAGTCGCTATCGCTAGGGCATGGCTCACCGGTCATAACCGTGGGCACAAGCACAACCTCGGACATGTTCGGCAATGCTGGGCTTACAAGAGCTAGTATCGTCCCGGATGACATCAGTGACATCTCAAGCGCGTCAGATCCTGACCTGATTTCGAACCGCGCCGCGCTCACACCGGCCATTGAAATCAGCTACAGCGCCGACGCCGATGATTGGACCAGCCACGGTGAAACGCCGCTCACGGGCTGCGCGCAGATGATCGTGCAGCTCCTGAAGGACGAAGACGGCATCGACTTCCTCGTGGCTGGGATGCGCTTCTTGCTTTCCGATGACGGTCGCAACGGCGGCAGTATAACAACCGAAGATGAAACGCTTACCGGCCTAACAGCGCAACGTGTCTATGCCAGCTTTGGACAGGCCCAGGCACTCTATGGGGCACTCGGCAAATCTTATGCGCCGGCGGCGCAGATGATCGTCACTGGGACGAACGATAATGCCTCCGACAGCACAAATTATCCGAACGGGGCGGATACGAAATGGTTCTACACTCGGGCTCAGACCGTGCAGATGCAGCGCCAAGCTAAGGCGGTCACCCTCAAGCTCATTAGTCCGAACGCACGACTTCCGCTGCTGATCGGCCAAACGGCGACGCATACCAATCCAGCCTTCAACGCGCCGATTCCGCACGTTGCACTCGATCAGCTCCAACTCGCAATCGATCACCCAGAGTTCATCCTGGCTTGCATCCAGTACGGGGTGCAGAACGGCGTCAACGACGTCCACATGACCGGCGCTGGCAGCAAGCAAATGGGTGCCTATTTCGGCTGGCACCTTAAGCGCCTGATGTTCGATGGCCTGCGTATCGGACCGATGGTGCCGACCTTCACGGCGCAGAACTCGCAGATCGTCGCGACCTTCCCCATCAGTGCGGGCCACACGATTGCTGGCGGCCTGACAGTTGCCGACACCACCGTTCTCTCGAATTGGGGCGTTGCTGCTGTCGACGCGAGCGGCGTCGCGAAGACACTCAGTAATCCTCGCGTGGTCGCACGCGATCGCATCGTATGGGACGCGCCAGCGGCTCCCGCGAACACCTGGAAGTTCCGCTGCGGTTACACCGGCAACACCACCAAGGGGTGGACCAACATCGCCGAAACCCGCGCCGATTCCACGCTGATCTTCGATCCCTATGGCCTGCGCCTGCCGATGTATCGCTGGCTGCCTATCTGTGAGGTGCCCCTGACATGAGAGTTGCTATTCCCTTCGCCGGCGTCGATGCGTCTGCGCTTGGCTATGGCCGTACGCGGTCCTGTCCGAACTTCGGCGCCGGCTATGCAGCCTACATGTTCGGCACCTCGCTCAACGACTCGCCTACGGTCAACCTATTCACTGGCGCCAACGATGGACGGCTGATCGGTACGCCGGCGGCTGTCGGCTTGGTCGGCGGTCCGATGGCTACCACCTTCAGCGGGGCGATCACGGGCGGCAACCTGCTGACGGTCACAGGCACCGTGACCGGCGACCCCCTCGCGGTCGGCCAAACGATTGAGTTGGCCACTGGCGTGGGCGGAAGTCTGGGCGTCATCTCGTCGCTTGCGACCGGAACCGGCGGCGCTGGCACGTATAATCTCACTGGCGGCGTCAACACCTCGTCACAATCGATGCGCGCCTTCACCCGCTTTTTCGAGTTGCCGGGATTCGCGCGCGACATCTTCAACCTTGGCAGCGCACTTACCTTGCTCGCCGTCTACAAATCCGCGATCAATCAAGGCATCCTGTCGGACGACATCAACGGCGGTTCATTGGGCATGCTGGTGCCCGGCTTGTTTGAGGTCCAGACCTTCGGTCGCGACAGCGTTGGCACGGTGGTCAACGTCTCCACCAGCTCAGGTTTTGCCAATGGCGCCACGACCTGGAGCATGGGCGTATCGGAGTATAACACAACCACCGCCCAAGGTTTCTTCCAACGGTCTGGATCGGCCCGCAGTGCTTCGGTATTCGCGACTACACGAACCGCCAACCCGATGGGCAGCACCACACGCAAGCTACGGACGCACCTCTATACCACTACAACACCCGGCGCTACGATTGCAGGGATCGCGATCTATACTAAGATGCTGTCGAGCGCTGAGTTGGACGACGTCTTTAGTTACTGGCGCGATATTCTGTCCGATGCTGGCGAGGTGTTGTAGCCCTCGGGGATGACAAGGTAATCCCCGACCGGCAAGCGCTCGGATTTGTGTTCGACAAGTGCCGTCCGATTGAAGAGCGCGCCCTTTTTGCTCGTGTACAGCATCAATCGAAATGGGACCGGAATCAGTTCCGCAAGCGCGGAGGTGGTCGGCGTGTGAAGAGTGGTCTCGCTGATCTCGACCCAAATTAGAGGACGGTTAGCGATGATCGTCTCACGAAGTCCGCGGAGCACGTTCGGCTCGAACCCCTGGACGTCGATCTTGATCGCGTCGATGGCTACGCCGCGCAACTCTTCGTCGCCGACAGCAATGTGCGCACTGAGGCCATGAGCGTTGTCCAATTCTCCATCGAGAAAGGTAGACAGGCCGTGGTTGTCATTGACGAAGATTGGCAAGTCGGCAACTGCGTCCCCCAATCCGACCTTGCGCAATTCAACCTTCGCCCAAGGGTTGATCGCGATATTCTGCTCGACCCGGGCCCAGACCTGTGGATTTGGCTCGAATGAGATCACGCTATTGAAGTGGCGGGCGAACGCTAGCGCGTGGTTCCCGATGTTTGCGCCGACGTCAGCGATCGTCCCGCGCCGGCTCGCCCGGGCGAGAAAGGGAGCGATTTTGTGCCAGTCGTATGAACCGTAGAGATAGGCCTCGCGGTCGATCAACGACTTCAGATTGCCTGCAAAGCGGACCTTCCCCCGCCGACATTCGAACTCGGCATCATGCTTCGCAAGTCTAGTGGCGATCGCTGGCCAGCCACGAACATGGCGCATGAAACTGAGGGATTTGGCGAGCTTGGCAGAAAGCGGCACTGTCATGACACGGTGGTCTATCAGCGCTGCCGCTATTCGGCCAACGAGAATTGCGATCAGAGTGGGCGATCAGCGACTTCCTCGATAGCAGATGGCTTCATACGTACACGTGATCGGATCCACTCGCGTGCTGGCTCTTCGATGTAGAGGAAGACCACGACGGAACCTCCGACGACTACCAAATACTGTAAAGGCACGAGCCATTTGCTCTCGCCCAACAGCCAGGTCATGTAAAAGTGCGCCGGCTGGTGGAGCAGATATAGCGAATAGCTTGCCGCGCCAAGCAGCACGAGCCAACGTTGTTGGAGAACTCTAGCAACGACCGAGCCATGATCGCCCGCAATGGCCAAGATAAGCAGCGCCGCCAACACCGTCACGGCAGACGCTACCCATGGCTCGTGCGATATGCATAGCATCAACAAAAGCACGGCGATCGGTACCCACGACGGCACGGGAAAGCGCTTCCCATCACGCCTGAAATGCAACTCGCCGATCAGCACCCCGATTACGAATTCAGGCAACCGGACGATCGGCGTCGGTACCCACCGGAGCCATTCGAAATATGCTGGATGCAGCGAGAAGAAGGCCGAACTGCCGGTTGCGAAGTCCAGAACCGCTAGGGCCAGAAGGGCTATATATATCGACCGCGTTGACAGCTTAGTCGCGACGGTCGTGAGCCAGGGAAACCAAAAGTAGAAAAACGCCTCTACCGAGATCGTCCACGACGGCCCGTTCCAGATGGCGAGAAGCGGCCATGGCGCTGTGATCCACCAATGCAAAAGCAAGAATTGCGGCACATCGCGCCAGTCGTAGTTCACGCCTGCAAACGGGAACATCACGATCACAGTGATAATGTATACCGGGTAAATGCGAGCAAACCGAGCAACGGCGAATCGTTTGATATTTTCCCGGTCGACTAGCTTGCAGCGGTAGGTGTGGTGCAGAATGAAGCCAGACAGTACGAAGAAAAACGTGACGCCGGTGTAGCCGTTCAACAGCACTGACTTAATAATGCCGGGAATATGTGGCTGTGCGGTGATGAACCCGGAGCCCGAATGATACATCACAACGAAAATTGCTGCGAAGAACCGGATACTGGTTAGTGGCTTGATGAGATTGGCGCTAGCGGCGTCCGCTTTCGTTTGACCAGTACACCGTGCCGCTCGATTCGCGCTTTTTGACATATCGACGCGGTATCCGCTTCGACAGCCGGGGGAAAGCACCACCCGACAATGCCGAACTCCCTTAGATTGACTTCAAACACCTCCACACCCCTTCCCAATGTGAGCACCCCCAATGACCAGGCCCGCCAAAGCCCCGCCAACCTGGCTGGCGTGGCTTCCCGTCATCACGACGATTTTCCTGATCGCGGGCTTCCTATGGGCGGGCGGCGGCAAGATGAACGAACTGGCTGAGCACGAACGCCGCCTCACCGCGCTGGAAACCCGTCGCGAATCCGACGCCGACAAGCTCGACAAGATCAATGAGCGCACCGCGCGGATCGAGGCAAAGCTCGAGGTGCTCGTCCCCTCATCCGGCCAAACCAGGACAGGACAACCGTGATGTTCGATCCGGGCTCGATGCTCATCCTCTTCGCTCTGGCGCTGATGATGGTGTCGCCGAT